GTTCACCCTATAATCCGGCTCGCTACATGGGTCCCCCGGAATTTTAGACGCCCCAGGGTCGGCGCCTATTTTTACTACCATATAGCGAGCCGGATTATAGGGTGAACGGAACTCCGTAGCTGGCACCCGCCCCAGGGCCGTGAGACCCCAGGACATTTTCTAACACAACAGACATCAGTCGATAAATACAAACATCAGTCAACACGCACTAATCAAACAATTAAACAGAGGGGTTTAGGAAGCTAAGAGAGGTCGACCAACTCTGGTTTCTGTTTCTTCTTTGACTTAGCAGCCTTGGCTTTAGGTTGTTTCTTCTTAGCAGGCTTGGCTCGCTTCTTAACATAGTCATCGGCCCAACGGGACACCATTGGAGTGACCATTTTGGCCACGCTGCCGGCATGACCCATCAGGTTCATGACTGATTTGGCAGCCTGATCTTTGACGCCTATCGTCTTCAAGACGGTAGGAAGGCCCTTCATTAACATAGGGCCAACAGCGCCAGCAATAGCTGTCAAAATTGACCCGAATGAATGGCCTTTAGTCACCAAAGGGACTGCCACGTTAGCGAAGTTAACCAGCTGATCAAAAGAGTCCTCAGGCTCTGATGGTTCCAGAGGAAGAGGGCAAGTCATGGGCTGAACAACCACCTCGTAAAAAGTAATAGCCTCAACGGCCAAAACCGTGGTGGTGGACAGACCAGTGAAGGCAATGGCGGGCATCGCGCCCCAAGTGATAGCAGCATGCTCATCAGCAGGCAGAGCGACCCAGTTAGCAGGGGAGAAAACGCGACGGCGGCAAGTTAAGCCCTCAGTGACCGAATAAATCCGGTTACCAAGAGCTGTGCCACCGCCAAGAATGTTAGCGTTGGATTCGTAGGCTCCGGCACCAGTCATAATGGCCTTAGCGGTGTCGAAGGCTTCGAGAGAGCCAGTGGCGGTGCTAGAGTTACCAATCGAATTAACTCGCAAGCCAGCTGCTATAACGCGAGCTCTAGCTCCAGCAGGCATCAAGGCAGTCATCATAGTGACCTGCCGAGCCTTGACGTAGCTGCAGCTGGCGTTAAGAGTGGCAGCGAGATCAGTTGGAACATCAGTAGCATCCCAAATGGCTCCCAACACATAGCGATTTGCGTTTTGGTTCTCACCATAAAGCTGGATCCAGCCGTTGACGCAAGCAGCAGTGCCCTGAATGGTCATCTGAGCTGTCTCGACCAATATCACACTATCCTCGCCACAAGGTTGAGGCAGATGAACCACCTCAGTACCCCTGGAGCGGGCGAAAGGATTTACACATTGCTCGAGCCACTTGAGACCAGCAGGACCAACCTTGAGACGGCTAGCGGCACTAGTATCAAATACAAGTTGAGTATTGGTAGCAGGCACGTTATAGTCATCCTCTTGCAACACAGCAGCCATTAGAGAATTCCAAAAATAACAAGATTGAAATTTTATAACGGACTGTCCAACCAGAGAGCGTCAATCTCTTAAGTTTCCGAACCGGACTGAGTTTTAACCAAGATCAGCAGTCGCCCACTGAACCTTGAGAATCAGAGCATCCAAAACTGGATGTGAGATAACAGCAAGGTGTGAGCGAGCGTTTAGGCAAACGGTTTCAATATCTCTTTGCAAAGTAGGGCTAATACCAGTCCAATAATGGAACTGGATTCGTGCCTGCTCGCTAGGAGGATCCGCCCGCAACACTCCTCTATCAACAGCCCAACGATCGACAGTCCAGGATCCAGTCGCTGTTAAATGAGCGGAACCAGGGGTTAGCTCATACACTCGATTACACCAGGCCCAATAAATTGGGATCCCAGAGTAAAGTTGAATGTAGGCATACGCAACCTGGTGAGCTCGGACGTCCGGATCCTTGACATCGGCCTCCACACTCCAACCAGAACGGATCATGAACTCAAACGGGTCACGGACCCAAATGGTTTTAGAACCCAAGGTTAGAGGGAAGCTTCGGCAAAATCGAAAGTTAAGTGGACAAGTCGACTCTTCAAAACTGTGGCCGAGACGCTCGTATTCTGCGATCAAGGGTATTGACGAGAATAGGAGTCCATCATCGCCACAGTTAATCAAATCAAACATGGCTCGGTCGCGTAGAATCGCCAGAAACCTGCCACCATCTCGACGCCAAAAATAGTCATCGAGGTGATAGTAAGCCTGATAGGATCTAGCGAACCGAAAGACATGCATCCAAATAGCGTTAACATTATTGCCGAAGGTGGTGTTAGGGGCCCCAGTTGCTCGCAGGTAGTCAATCGAGCACCTGAGACCGATTACACGACGGCGTTTATTGATTTTCCAATGACGGAGATTGCGTGCTATGTAGGCTCTAGTAGCATCATCAAACCCCAAATGACGATAAATGGCATCCTCCACATCGTGGTGGGTCTCATTTATATGCATATCGAATTTGTGGAAGTCGCCCTGGATGGGTAAACCAAACTGGGCAAACTTCGAATGGTACAGAGCACCTAGCTCGTCGGAATTGGCGGCATAGTGAAAACCTAGAGCGCCAACGCTCTTGAGGTGTTCAGCTGCTGCAGCCAGCCACGGCCCTATCCGGACAGTGGCCTCAGTCGGAAAATCAATGATGAGGCGTGGTTTGGCGGTGTCAAAAACTCGAGTTTCGACCTTACAGAACACGTCACTCGATTTAATCGAGTCACTAGTCCAGGCCCCTCGAGAATGGCACCGTGAAACACGTTGCACTAAACGTTTAGGTTTGCCTTCTAAAAAGCGCGATATACTCCACGGCACAACGACAGTCCTTGGTCCGAAAGCATACGGCAATGCGTCTGTAACGAAGGCCAGGAATTGAGAACAGAAGTCCCGGTCGACAGGGATTTTCTCCCCAGCGAGGCGGCATCTGAAAGCCCGGTCGAGATTACATTGGCAAGATCGGTAGACACACGGAGGTCGGATTGTTGTAAAGGAGTATGCGCTGAATTTTGTCGGAAGGCAACCCACTGATCCAACCAATCGCGAGCGGATCCGAACTTTGGGGTCAAGATCGCCGTGCCATTGGCGGATTGAATCTTTAACGCAGGTTGTGGAACAGGCCCGACGAGCGGGCTTGGCATGTTTAAAGCAGGTAAGGAGGCGAGCATGTTGTAGCCAGAATGGGCGGCAACAGCCCAGGTCCAAGGAAGGAAAGCTGTGACTGTATGGAACAAACTGCCAATCACGGTGTGGGAAATTTTTGACAAGAAAGATCCCCCATCAATCCATGCCTCCAAAAGCCCGAAAGCAATGGATGACCCAACTTTATACACCGGGTTGGGAGTCAAATGCTTAACTGTTTCTTCAATAATGGGTACAAACACACTATTGGAGATCCAGCTGTCGCTGATCCCCCAGAGTAAAGATCGTGGGCGCCAGCGGCGAGACATGAAACCCAAAGCCAACGAAGCAACCAAGCCACTGGCAACTCCAGTAAAGATGGGGTGTCGGCCAAACCAAGCAATAGTTTCGTTTGACCACCAGGCAACATTCTTCACTGGCACAATGGCATTGGTGACAACCTGAGTATTAGTTGAATGAATAGCAGTATCCCTTGTAGCCTGACTCAATCGAGTAACAGCCTCGTTAGTCCAAGAAGAGAAAATCTCAACCGGGACCTCAGGCATGTTATGACTGGTCTGCCACCACATCGTCATAATAGCACGAGGATCAGAAAGGGTGTCAGAACCAGTGCTCCACAATGAACGGGTAGTTCTAGCTATGGCGGCTTCGAAATACTTTGCTTTCACCTCTGCAGGGCTAAGCACAACAGGTTCTGGGGCCACTATAGCTTGAACCACGGGAGCAGGGACTGGATCAGGAGGCATCACAATGGGAGGGATAACCTGATGGACAACACGAAGACGTAAGCCATGGTAAAAACCAACGGCCACATCAGATTGCACAATAAGGCTGAACCCGCTAACAACATCATGATACCAACAACCATTCAAGGGTAGTTCAATATTCGCATGGGCATAAACCCGAGAGTCCAAGTTCTTGGTCATATTGGGAGTCATGAGAACACGACCACCACGGACCAAAACATGGTACTCCCCATCAAAGACATCGGTGTCCAAGGCTGGTGGGAAGACAAAAGCGGCCGCATAAAGCGTCGCCTCTGGTTTTCGCATCAACCAGGAGAAAATCTCTTCCTTTGAATGATAGTACAAGCTGTCCACACACAACCAAACTGACCGGGCTAGCATCTCTGCACAAGGAAGAGCGCAGTGACACTTAACCACGGATCGCGGTTCGGAGGTTGAGAACAGATCATGAACAGTGATGCCTTGGTTGCTAGTCCAAGAGGGTAACAAACCAGAGGCATCAAATTCAAAAACAGAGCTGCGGTCGTCGGGCCATGGAAATCCGCTTAGAACAGCATAACGACTGGCATAGGCAACAGGGTGAGCCCTAGGGGGTCCAGGCAAAATAGAAACCTGGACTTTACCCTGGAGCATAGCCCCGATAGGCTTTGCACAGTCGGCAGAGCTGCAACCAAGAATGATTTGGGTTGGCAAAGTCCAACGAATCGTATCAGCTCGTTTAACGATCATCATCGGAACATCAATATCAGCAGGAGCCACAAAACGTTGCTCAATGACAGCCGGTGGCACAACTGAAGGCTTAGGAGCAGAAACAGCCCTTTGGTTTTTAACTTTGGGCTGTGGTGCTACTTGCACTTGAGTCGGTTCAGCTGCCAGCACCTTCTTCTTTGACTTCTTTTTCTTGTCGGAGGTGGTTGGAGCCACGGGAACCTGAACCACTGGAGGGGCAACAGCGACCTTCAGCGGTGGGGGGGGCCGTTTAAGCTCAACTTTTGAGCGAGGTACTTGAGTGGCGAGCGAGGGGCCATCCGGATCAGTATCCTTATCTCGGACAACAGTGCCAGACTCAGCATTGGTCTTGATGGTCGCAACAGGCACACCAAGACCAATAGCCAAGTTCCTCAACACATTACCATCAACTCGATCGATCTTACTCAGGCGGAGTCTGAAACCTGGGAAACTAGCAATAAGTTGTTGCACTGTGACGCTAGCTCTTGGGTTTTTCTGACCTGATTTAGAAGGAACTCCTTGGCTTCGCGGGGAAGCGGGTTTAGCCTTAGCATCTTCACGCTTATCAGTTCCATTTCCTGCACTAGGTTGGCCAACAGGCTGGATTGGTTCAGCTGGTTTGGCGACTGTTGAATTGCTTGAAGCAAGTTCGACAGCCGGTAATTCACCACTGAAACCCGTTCCAGCACCGCTGCCTGCCTGCGGGTTAATTGGTTTTGAATTTGCGTTTGCATTAGACATGAAACCTGCCAATTT